GGTTAACTCCGCTTTTATTTTACCCACGAGTGTTGTTTGGTAGCTTCACTCGTGGCTTCCCCATTGTTTCAATGGGGTCGTGGGAATCTTCTAGTCAGCGATGATATGAGCTGACTTGTCGATTCCCCATCAGGTGTGTCTCGTTAGTAATGAAAAGAGCTAACGACGTCCACACATTGCTTACCCGTGGGTTTTGTTTTAAGACTCGCGTTTTTGGGGTTAGGCCTCGGTAGCGCTGTAGTGAGCCAACGAGTTTACCTGACCCTAGTCGAACCCTGAAAGTTACCAGATAGTCGGGCTGCTTGAATAAGGAAGTAAGGGTTAGACACATGGTCCTACGGGAGTACAGACACGCCAGTGCTACGGTGCAAAGATGTCTACCGCGACGGTCTTCAGTGAACTCCTGCGCGTTATAAACTCCACGTCCATAGTCCTTCGTGGTGGGAACCTCCCTTTCATGGTCGTAGGAAGGGATTAAGGATATATATGATTAACAAGAAGAATAATGTTAAAGGGTCAGGTAAACAGCCCAAAATGTTTACCGTTAGAGACATTATACCAATGATCTCGAAGAAGTTGAATTTGTCTGGTTCGCAAAAGAAAAAGAAGAATGGTGGTAAGAAAAAGCCTGGAGCCATTTCTAAGATAGCACGCAGCATTATGCCTAGTGGCACTTTGTCTGCATGCGCCTTGAAATATGCGCTAGCTTGTACGGACCCGTTTGACCCTAATGCTCAAGGTGCTTGTATACCTTCGTTTCCAGCATTAGATTCACACAAAACTCATGGCTTTGTGCGAATTGATGGTCAAATTGGTACCCTGGGGGTTGGTTGGATTGTTGTGGCACCTACATTGGCCAACAATACACCAATCGCCTTTTACACCAATTCTAGTTTCACGCTTGCTGACACAACTGTGTTGTTCGGTCCGAACACTCTACAAACTGGGGTAAGTCCGGCTTTCATGGGTAATTTACCGTATGCTGCTAGTGATTTGGTTCACACAGTATCTACGAATAATCCCGCAGTTGCTGGTCGGATTGTGTCTTGTGGAGTTTCTATTCAATACACCGGAACTACGTTGAACGAATCTGGGTTGTCCTATTGTTATCGGTCACCTAGTCACGTCAATGTAGTTGCCAAAACCGGTGGGCAGAATGCAACAGAAACTTCAGATTTATCGCAGTTTATAGAAGTTGGAATTGAGAGTTTTGATAGGATGAGATGTGAAGTAGTAGATTTTGCAACTTCTTCTAACGAAACTGGTTATTCCGGTGCCAATGAGTTAAGTCTTGACGGTGAGGTAGGTACAGTATGTTGTTATCCTTACACTCAAGGCAACCAGCACCAGAACAACCAACGGAGCGTTTCTTACAATAGTGTGGCAGTTGGTTGCCCAACCATGGTTATTATGGTTACAGGGGTTGCGGGCCAATCATTTCATTGTGACGTGATATGTCATGTGGAATATATTGGTAGGAAAGCAGCATCGAGTGCAACTCCTAGTCATGCCGATCCTGTTGGGTTTCAACATGTGTTGACAGCGTTGCAGAACATACAGACAATGAAAACAGCTAATCCAAAGATGACCAATTGGTCTGCTTTTTACGCTGCCTTTAAGGGTGTGGTTAAGGCCGCTAAACCTTTGGCAGTGCCAGCAGCCAAGGCCGCATTGGCATCTTTGTTGGCTTAACATAACGAAGGTAGGCACACGTTATGTGGTTTCAGCTTTATTGGAACTATTAGTAGTTGGAGGATCATATAACCTCACGCTTTACCCACAGCAGAGTGATCTGCAGTGGAAGGAATACAGCATTGAACCTTTTAAATATATGCCATGGCAGGATTACAAGTGGGCGGGCCCATGTTTCCGGTGTCGGCACTAGACACCCCTCTTAAAAACCCAGTCACGGGGCTATCTTCAAGAGTAATCACTACGGTGATGAATGTATGGAGATGGTTAGCTGTGGCCACCTCGGAGCGTAATTGTTTTAGCCGAGCGAATGCCATTTTAACGACCAATAATAACATTAAAGAAGACAGATGCGGAACAGCGAAAGCCAAGACCCAGTCTTATTATGAACATTACATTCTGAATTGTGCCTTTAGTTCATTTTTGAAATTAAGTTATTATAATAAACTATTTAGCAATAAGCATACGATAGTAGGTGGGGGGGCCGTCTTAGATGGTTCAGTCAACCCTACCCGGGATAACAGTTTGACCAAGAAAGAATCGAAAAACCGTAGGGTTAATGGTTCTGTTATACCCGCTAAGAACCACGCCGACCGTATTAAAAAGTTGGCTAAACAAGCGTCCAAGGTTGTGGCAACCAATGCCACCAGCAACGCGATTAAGATTGCTGACGATATTAAGACGCAGAAGAGAGCAAAGAGGAAGGTTAATGTGGTTCACCCTATACCTCAAGCGACGTCCGTCAATGAGTGCGGCCCTATTGCGGAATGCGAAAGGGTTAGGTTGATGGACAGCAGTAGTGCCCCGACTTCTGACCAATATGTCGCCGGATTGTCGAGTAAATTCATCAGCTCTAAGGATCCCAATGTACGGATGTTGTTTGATGATTACTCACTTGAAGGTAGAGTTAGGTATGACGTTGGTTGTGCACCTTTTTGTGGGGTTGGCGCTTTAATCATGGCTGTACGCAAGAAAGTCAGTTTTAATGATGTTAAGCATTTAGCTTCTGGTTTTGAGAACGACGGTGACCTAATTAATGAAATAGGCACACCAGAGTTCTTAAGGTCATTTGCGTTGAGTTTGGGCGTGAATTTAGCGATTTACTCCCCACTTAATGGTGAACGTGTGTTGACTCACGTTTACCATAACAGCCCTGGTTTTAGGTGGGCTGTTTTGGAGTTTTTGGTTGGAGGGATTATGGCTGGGTTTAACGACAATGAAGTTGCGCCATTAGATGGTTCTATTGGTCATTACGTTTTGTTGGTCAGACCTATGTCAGATGACAGCTTTGGTGCTGTTTGTGATTTCCCTCCTATCAGTAGCCCGTTGAAATTGGCTGACGAAGGGTTCAAAGTTAGGTGCGGGCTTATGGGGGCCGCAGCAATTAGCTTTTTGCCTAGTGTTGTAGAAGTCAATAGTGGTTGGGCCAATGCGCTAGTAGGCATTTGCCTGATCTATTCTTCAGGTTTGGCGTTGAAGAATTGGGTTGTCCCTGATTTGAGCAAACTCACGGTTTTCAAAAAATCTAGTCGCATGTTTTTGCCAAACAATAGTGATAAGAGGACTGAATTCGAGCGCAGAGATGAAGCGTTGTTTTGCGACAGTTTTGTTTCAATTGAAGTCAGCGAGTCATATGTAATCGAGGGTGGGCCATTCAACGGTTTTCCCGTCGTTGGAAGTCTTGTGAGGTTTCTCACGGATTGTGAGGCTAAGGACAAAGTGACATATTTGTTGTCGGAGACTAGGTTTAATTCTGCGTTGTTGGAGGCGCAGAAGTTGGCAGCCGTGGGCAAAGACCCATTTTTGGCAGTACCAACAATAACCAGGTCTTCTAATCTGAACCATGATATGTCTACGTTAGTTGATTGCAATATGTCAACTGTGAGATTTTTTAAGAAATATCTCATGCAGTTGTTGGGCCCTCAGAATGATCATGTGGATAGAGATTTTTCAGGATTGATAGCGTTCAACGCGCCCAACAATTTGGCCGTCATAGCTAATATAGACATTGTTGAGCTACGGGCCGGGCGGTCTTTGTCTCGCATTAATCAAGGATTAATGCCTGTAGAAAATACGGTCTTGTCCTTTAAAGGAGGTGATATTAAAGTCAACAGACCGGTTGCAGTAGCTCCTACGGTAGTTTTGGAGACACGAGAAGGTTTGGTTTCTCCTGGATTGATTAGTTTGACTGATAGCGCAGGCGTATTCGCCGCGTTCGTTGGCAGGTCGTGTAATAACGAGCCCGTCGAGTTACCTGATACAATCATTAAGTTCATTGAGTCCAGTAAAGAATGGTTAAGCCTATTTTTGGCTCAGATTCCCGTTAGGGATTTGGAAGAACCGGATGAATTGGTTGTGTATCCTTTACATTACCGTGGCAAGAAAACAGCGTCTGTCATCGCTGCTAATTTATCAGATCACATTAGATTTTTGAATAATGAGCTTAGTCCACGTGAGTTAGAGAAACACACTGAAAATGGTTGTTTTGTTAAGTTTGAGAGTAATGTTAAAATCTCTGATGGGTTAGCTTATTCTAAGCCACGGATGATTTGCACCTTAAGTTTGGCAAATACGTTTGAAGGAATCAATGTGTTAGAAGTTATTGATTATTGGAATCATACCTCTTTCGGTGATTATCAGGTGAAAGGGTTAGATGACGCCGAGATGGTTAGGCGTATCTTAGAAGTCACGGATGTTAGCCATACCGTGACTGATTACAGTTCTTTCGAATCTAGTATCACTGAATTAGTTCGAACTTTGGAGATGTGGGTACTTACCCATATTGCTAGCAAATGGGGTTATTCGCGCCTAGTCAAACATTTGACTAAGATGTCTGCTGGGCGCGTTTTGACAACGAAATGGGGGAGTTTTTATATCGTGACTCGTTGCAGTGGTGATTTCTGGACTTCCTTTGGTAACGGTGTTGTTAATGCATGTGTTGCAAGGTATTGTGCCTTAAAACAGAATAAGGCTTTTTCATTTAAATTTCTCGTAGAGGGAGACGATGGAGTCGTGCCGTTACATATACTACAAGCGCCGTTAGTTAGGGAGTTAGGGTTCAAATATTCTTGCGAGATGGTTGGTCACAGTCAAGGTGATTGTGATTTTCTACGACGACGTTGGGTAGATGGAAAGGTTTACCCTAACGTAGGTCGTGCGATGGCATCTATTTTCTGGGTTAAGAAAGGGTGTCATTTGCGCAAGAGTAAACAACTGTTCATACAGAGGAGTATGGCAGCAAGTTTATATCATATGAGTCCCGGTCACCCCATTTTGATGGCTGTAGTTGAGCTAGTCGGTAGGTTAACTAGTGGCGCACAAGATTTCAAGAATTCAAAGAAATATTTGAATTGTTGGAAAGGAGTCGTCCCGCTAACTAGCAAGTACCCTCGTGATGTCTCGGTAGATGAGACGATGAGGGTGGTTTTGGCTCAAGGTGGCCATGGTTTCCCGCCAATTAGCATTGCTGACCAATTGGTATTAGAGGAACGTCTCAGCAAAGTAGGGGTTGGTGATACCGTCTACATTGGAAGCATGTTGTCTGATTATGACGACATTTATAACAATGTAGTCAGCCGGCCGGATTCTTCCAAGCGAGCTAGGAAAAGCGACAGCTTCGAAGAATTAGTTAATCTTTTTGGATTGAAGTTTGTATCGACCAAAGAAGATGAAACGTTCGGTTGGACGTAAACCAACCATCTTGACCCTTACGATTGTGAGGGTCTAAAGCGCCGTCATTTAAAATTTCTATTGACGTGG